GGTAGAGTGCTAGGCGAAATATCCTTACTCTATCGAGGTTCACGAAGATAATATCTTTAAGTGATTGATCATTAGCAGCCTGACGCAGGAAAGCCCCTAGTGGAAGCGCGACGAAGCTAGATGGTGATACGATACTGGTCGGGTCGGGTTCGAATCCTGACACCAGCAGCAATTACCCTGACCTCAACCGGATGATGCGGGTTATCAAACCCACCCGTCGGCAATGCATGAAGCCGTGGTCAGGTCAAAAGAGTGCGGGGTGTTCGGTAAGAGAGATGTGGCCTAAACGGGACAATAGGAATCAAACCGAGCACCCCATTTTCGTAAATACCCCTATTTTCTCCGACGAGAAATACCCCTTAAATAAGAAATCATTGAAATAGATAACCAACAAATACCGCGTTATCCTTCGAATTAATTACCTTAATTAAACACGATTAATTGCAGTGGTTAGAAAATGCGGCAGCGGATTTCCTCGACCTGTCAACCATAAAATGGAGCGCGTGGTGGGGCTTGAACCCACGGACACGCGCAAGGGTTTGGCTAGGCCAAACTTGGTTCTTGGCCAGCATAGAGGCCAGCAGCTTCACTGTTCTTTTCCGCAGTTAGGTCGCGGAACTCGTGCATATCATATTCGTCATCTCCAAGGAGACAATCCATATGGTCACCGTACTTGGGGATACGACCCTCGCGGAGAGAGGCGATATTCTTCAGATCAACCTCGTCGAGTTGAGCGTGGTGTGGGTTGCGGCGAGTCCCATCGCTGAAAGTGGTTTGGTCACGCTCAAGGATGTTCTGCTGAAGTCGAGTGATGTGGTTCGTTATTAGGTTTTCTACTTTATCGTTCATTGTGGATATAGAATACCACAGATTTGGTTATCCGTCAATAAAAATTTTAATAAATTTTAAATAGAGCAAATAGGATCGCAAGGCTGTTGATATTTTTTTCTTGCACTGGTCAAGGATTTCGGCAGCCGATTTTCCAGACCTGTCAACGTTTTTTTATTAAGTTTTTTTAAGTTTTTTAATTGACAAGAGGGAGAAAGTAGGGTATATTCTTAACAATGAAACCTACGAACGACATCACACCACAGGCCAGCGCAGAACTGGACGACTTCATCCGTATCAACTTTGAGAGCATCAACGGGATGACCGACGAAGAGCATATCGCCTTGGAACTGCAAAACGCGGGACTCACCAGCGAGTTCGACCTTCAAGACATGAACGAGGCCGAATGGAAACAGGTTTGCGAGAGGGCTGACGAGTACGAGGCTTACGACCAATGGATAGGAGAATAGATGTGGTTACTTATAATTTTAATGATATGGGTGATGGTTATTTTTATGAGGAAAATGTTTAGGTAGGACAGTAGATGTCCCACCCCCTATGGTATAATGTTTATTATGAGAATGAGATACGACGAAGGACTAGACAGCGAGGAGATCGCAAACTACGAAAACAAGCATGACATCACACCGAACTATGACGAACTGTGGAAGGTGTCAGGCTACTACCTCGACAACGACGGAAACGACATCAGAGATAGAGACTAATGAAAGCTGTAATTGAAATTGAATTAGGAAATGATGCTTTTGGCAACAACGATGCTGAAAGATTATTTGAAATGAGAAACGTGTTGGACAGGCTAATGGATAACGCGCAGCGCATCATGGCGGCAGACGTTGGCGACATGGCTACAGCGCAAGACTTTAACGGCAATACGGTTGCACGAATGGACATTGTTGAAGGTGACATTAAAGTAAAACGTATGTACGGATTGGAGAATCATAACTATGACAGTTAAAGAGAAAAAACAAATTGATTTCATCTTTACGATGGCAATCATCGCAAGCAACAGAAACGCAGACAAAAGCAAACTATTAAGCGCGGTCTGTTATGACGTTAACCTAGTCAAAGAGGGTAAGCAACCAACAGCAACGAAAGAGCTAGTATGATAAGAGTTAGTATTCAGTATCGGGACATGACCGAGAAGCAATGTAAGAAATTCTGGCAAGACTACCCAGAGGAAAACTCTGCGGGTTACAAGTACACAGACCCAGACATCTTGAGTGCGGTGTGGGAGCAATGGAATAACGGAAGCGGCAAAGAGTGTGACTTGTTTAAGAAGCTCGAAGTTCGTTCAATGATGGTCGGTGATTATGTTCATATACTGAGGCGAGATAAAACTGGTGTATGGCATGAGTGTTTACCACACGGATGGCGCATCAATGTTCCGTGGGAAGAGGTGCTTGGTAACGCGGAGAAAAAAGATTTCTCTGACGTTTCAGAGGACGACATAAGGAAAGCGTTAATCAACAAATTAAACCAAGACGCTTGGTGGGAGCGCATGATTAAAAACAATAGTATTATGCTAGAGGATCATTGGGTGAGGACAGAATAGTGGAAGAGGAAAAGAAAGAATCGGCCTATCAAAAACGAAAAAGAGAAATGAACGAAGTGCTTGAAAGTGATGCTTGGAAAAAGTACATGGCTAAATCATGGGAAGAGTATAGGCGAGTAAATAGGCCAGCAAATAGGACTGACATTTAAAAAGAAAGTTCTTGCACTGGTCACGGAAATCCGCAGCCGATTTTCCCCACCCTTGCAAGCCTTTTTTATTCACTCCCTGTGAGCAAGTTTTCCCTTGACAAATGGGCGTTTAGGTGTTACATTATACCTATGAAACCTATTAAAGCAAGAGTAAGCAAGCAGGGCTTCATGGGCAGCGCGTCCCGTGAGCATAAAGTCAAGAAGGGTAAGGGGTCTTATCGCCGCCGCGAGAAACATCAGAAAAAAAACTGGTAGGACAGCGGATGTCTCACCCTATGTGTTATACTACTAGCATGACAATTGAAGAACAAGAAGCGAAGCTCTTATTGAATCAAGAGATAGAGGTAACAAGCTCACGCAGCATAGAGCTTTGGGGTAAACGTGGAATCGTTGAAGCTATCATGGCAGATGGTCGCACGTTAGACGTTAAGTTGGCCGATGGCAAAAATGTTTTCCTAGATGTCACCCTTGTGGGCGAAGTACGGGAAGGTATAGCGTTCGCCAAGCAAGAGCAGTCTCTTGGCCCAATCGCCAACAGCGTAGTGAAGGACACGATTTAATTATGATAGGAAAGAAGATAGATGCACAGATGGAAGAGTGCGGCGAGTACATCACAGTTGATGGAGTACTGCACAAGATTATTAAGCACCACCAGTTTGATGACTTTGGTGGGACGCTAGACACGTTCACCCTTATGAACTTTAACACTGACATCATAGAGATTTACTCCTATGACGAGGGCATGACATTCGTAGACGAGGTTGATTAGTATGACATTTAAAGAATTAGAATTTAGTGACATCTCCGAGACACACGGAGAGAACGCAATTCAGGCATATGTGGAATTGCCAAATGGCTATGACGTTTCCGTGGTGAAGCACAAGTTTTCTTACGGTGGCGAAAAGGGTATGTATGAAATTGGTTGCTTCTTTAACAATCACATGGTTGACCCTGCTGATTGGGGTGATACCGTCAAAGGTTGGCAGAACGAAAGTGACGTTGAACATTGGGTGAATTATATTAAAAAACTTTAAAAAAAACATTGACAAACGGATAGAATTAGACTATACTCTTTAACAGTTAGAACATTATGAAAACCTACAAAACCTACCAAGCGAGGAACGCCGTCAAAGCGGCTGAAGTAACCAACCACATCAAGGCCCGTAAGAAAGAGGGCGTATCCCACGAGGAGGCGAAGGCTGAAGCCTATCGCATTTACAAGATTAAGGCAGCTATGCCTATCTTACGGAAGCAGTTTCGTATCTCGTTTGCCGAGGTGGAGAAGCTGGCAGCAAAGGCAGCGTTGCCACCGTTGCCACCGTTGCCAAAGCCTCCGGTGTTGCCACCTCTCCCACCACTCCCAACCATTAACTAGGAGGACATCATGGGATTAGACCAATTCGCATATAAAGTAAGCCAAGAGGGTGAGCGGGAAGAACTCGCCTACTGGCGCAAGCACAACCGCCTACAAGGGTGGATGGAAGAACGCTACACCGACAAGGGTGGGAAGGAACAGTTTAACTGTGTTGACCTAGAGCTAGACGAGGATGACATCCTTGACCTAGAGGTAGCCATTGATGATAAAGAGTTACCCGAAACAGGTGGCTTCTTCTTTGGCAATGACTCTTATGGTTATTATGATGGTGAGTATGGAGACAAGGAAACTGACCAGAAGTTTATCAAAGACGCCAAGGCTGCATTAGATGATGGGTGGAAAATAGTCTACTCGTGCTGGTGGTAGGTGTCATAATGGGGTGGCGCAAGGTTCGGGGATGTCCCTTGCGTCACCTTAACTTTTAAACGAAAGGAAAATCATGAAAAAATTAATTGACGCATTCGTTGCTGTTATAGTTTTAACGCTTTTGACAGCGGGGTTGTTTGGAGCAGAGCCAAGCGAGCATGATGTAGTTGCAATGACTATACTAGGTGAGGCACGAGGCGAGGGCAAGGCTGGCATGTATGCCGTGGCTTGTGTTATTGCTGAACGTTCAATTGAGTGGAAAAGAAACGGCAAGTCTATTACGCCAAAGCAAGCTTGTTTACAGGCGTGGCAATTCTCTTGCTGGAATAAGAATGACCCGAATAGAAAGAAACTACCCACGCTACTAAAGACACACCAACACGCTGCTTACGCGAAGCTACTTGCAACAAACTTAAACAACCTGCAACGTAGTTACGTTGGCAACGCTGACCACTACTGTCACGTCAACACTCACAACAAATGGACACGCAAGGGCAAGATTATAAAAGTCATTGGAAACCATAAGTTTTTTAAACTCCGCAAATAGTACCTTGCCAAATAGGATGCTAAAGATGTGGATAGTTTAGGCTTGCAGTGGTCACGAAAATCGGCAGCGGATTTTGTCAACCACAAAAAAAATCAAAAAACCCATTGACAAGCGAGCCTTTAAGTGTTATATTATACCCAAGATGAACGAGATGAAACATTGGACAGTCCGAACCTACAGCTTCAGCACCAAAACCTACAGCTATAGCGTGTATAGCAACATGACCGAACAGGAGGCCATCGACATGGCTTTGAGTCACTACCCAAATAGCGTCGAGAATGGGGCGTGGCCTTACATCCTAGACATCTGCCGCCCGTAAAAAGGGCTTGCAGGGGTCATCAAAATCGGCAGCCGATTTTTCGCACCGTGTCAACCCCAAAGTTTTTTTCCTATAGGACAGCGGATGTCCCACCCCCTGTGGTATAGTATTAGAACAATGATGAACGAGTTAGATAGAGCAAAAGAGGATATGGCCTTTATGGCCTTTGGTCGCAGCCGCATACTTTCCATGGCTGGCAATCAGTGCGTGTCGTGTGGCGCGTCAGTTGTACTCACCAAGGATGGTGGGTTGGATTTCCGTGACGAAATCTCGGAAAAGGAGTACGGCATCTCTGGCCTATGCCAGACTTGCCAAGACGGCATCTTCGGAGAGGGGGGCGAATAGAATGAGAAACATTAAACACGCAGACGACAAGGGCGAAACCTTCGCCGTGCACCAACACATCATCCTTCGGAATATGTGGGAGTATTATCTGGGAGAGCCAGACGAAAACGGCATAGCCTTTGGCTACGTTATGGGATTTGAAAATGAGTGGGGCGATGTCTCTATGGATGAGATTAAACCTTACATCGCAAGCATTGCACGGGGCGAGGAGCTTGAGTATGTAATGCCTCCCTTTAACTATTACTGGGAAGATGAAAAAGAATTTGCGTAAATAGCCGCTTTAAATAGTAACAACTAAATAGTGCCCGTGGTGCAGGAGAGCACCTTAAACATCGAGGGCACAGTGGTCGCAAAAATCGGCAGCCGATTTTCCGCACCTCTACAAGCAAAAAAATTTTAAAACTTTCTTTGGGGTGGGACTGCGGATGTCCTACCCCGTATGGTATACTGTACGCATAACGATTGGGAGAGCCAACCCGAAGCCCGAGTTAAAAGGGCATAAGGCACAGAGCCACAGTAGGGAGCCTCACCAATCTGAATTTGACAATCGAAACCTATGACTACCATAGCCTTGGGCATGGAAGTCGAAACACCCAACGGGGAGAGAGGCCAAGTGGTCGGCTCACCTCGGGACGGTAGAGGCTGGTTGGTCTGTTTAGACCTCTCTGGCCTTGATCGTCGCTTCCGTGAGGAGCATCTACGGGAAACGCAATGCGCTGACCCGTACCTGATCGCCTCTCGTGGAGGTTGGTAGTCTCGGCATCGCCCCTGAATAAGATCGGCGCATCGCAGCGTGGCAACAGAAATGCGATAATTTCACTGTGAATAACTTGCCCCTTGACAAGCGGGGGTTATCGTGTTATATTATACCTAATGAAAATCAAATGCGAGAAATGTGGTGCGCCCGTCGAGATGGAGTATGAAGCACCCTTCCAAGAGTACCCCGGTGCAAAGGTGTGGGGTGGTACGTGGTACGGTGAATGTAAGTGTGGATGGGACAAGCTCACAGACCAAGACTTGAGCAGCTACTCTATACGCGAGAACACGCGGGGCTGGTGAATAAGGAATTCCTCGCTTTAAATAGGGTAAAGCAAATAGAACTGAGCGCACCGCTAGGTGCGTGAGCCTTACACTGGTCACGAAAGTCGGCAGCGGATTTTTCGTACCTGTGAATAACTTACCCCTTGACAGATGGTCTTTTTGGTGTTATATTATACCCAATGAACGAGACATCAAACTGGACAATCAGAACCCGCAACGTCACCTCTGGCTCTTACTACGAAGCCTCTTATTGGGGCATGACCCTTACCGAAGCCAAATCACTGGCTTTAACTGACCACCCAAATAGCGAAGTGGTGGGTGTGTGGCCCCATGCGTGGTAAGCGCAGCGGTCACAATTTTCGGCAGCCGATTTTTCGTACCTATGCAAGCAAAAGTTATTAACATTCCATTGTGAATAAGTTTCCCCTTGACAGATGGCCGTTATAGTGTTATATTATACCCATGAAAACGATATTGATTAGCCCAGACCTAAACGCCTCCAAACGCACAAAGCAGCGTATCGTGGAGAATGGTGCTACCTTTACGTTTGAGAAAGCCAACCGCACACATTGCCTATTGCGTAGCGTTGAAACCAATTGGCTGGGCTGGTTGCCTCGCCACGAGTTCCATGTAGAAAGAATTGATAAAGTTAATGGGTAGGACTACGGATGTCCCACCCCCTATGCTATACTGTAACACATAATGAATGACACGTTTATAAACGAAGACCAAGCAAGACTACTGCTGGAAGCCGTAGCAAAGGGCATTAAGCTAACCAAATGGGAAGAGGAGCAACTGGCTATCTTCCTCGCAACACACTAAAAGATTATGCAGAAAAGAAACCTACCAACCAACGAAGTCGCAACCACTATCGAGATGAATCTTGAGTGCGCCAAGCTGGCCGAAACCTTTCAAAAGGCTTGCTGGCTATTCAGGCAACTAGAGTACGCCAACAACAGAGGCACAGGCGAACATCAGTTCGACATACTGGAAGAACACTTTAACGCAAAAGAAAGTATCTACTAGGACAGCGGATGTCTCACCCCCTGTGCTATACTATACGCATAACAATTTAAGAGATGGGCAGAGTAGCCGAAGGCCGAGTTAAAAGGCAACAAGTCAAAAGGACATAAGTAAGCACTCCCCACTCTAAACTTTAAGATGAAAAACGAAGAAAAAAACTATTGCATATACCTTCACGCCGTAGGCAAAAGAGAAACTACTGGCTGGGATGGATTTGATGAAAGCGTGGCCCACTTCACGACCAGCGCAGAGGTTGACTCTATCGAATGGGAAGAAGCCAAGATGGAAGCTGTTGACCGATGCTGGAGCCAAGAGAAACGCTACTGGCTAGGCTATCGCCTTGGCAAGGTGAAGGTGGAAGTTGGACAAGAGCCAGTGTCCGTAATGTCTCCCGCTTGGGAGTACCATAAGGGAAGCACGTTCGCGGTATGGGAGGACATTGCGTAATGGAAAAGGTAAGCATGGCTGATTACGTTCTATACTCTGATAGGAAAGCAAACAGGCACGTATTCATTCGTACTGAAGATGGTACGCCTCAGGTGATAGCGTCCGAGGAAATGAGGCTTGAGAATGAGGATTACCCAAGTGTAATGGATTGTCATCACGGGCTGGTGCGTTTCATGTTCGAGGTGGCACTAAAAGACGAAGAACCAGATGGCGAGGCGATGGGTCACATGGAAGGAATCTTGCGTGTCCCCTTTGACAAGATGAACGGTAGTAAATAATTTTTTTCGCAAATTACGCAATAGCTCAAATAGTTCTGTGGTGTGAATAACTTTTACTTGACAGTGGTCGCGAAAATCCGCTGCCGATTTCTCAGATCGATGCAAGCACTTTCTGAAGATTTATTTTTATTTTTTTTCACGAACCACTTGACAAACCGAGGTTTAAGTGTTATATTATACCGAATGAAAGAAACGAAACCTACTTATCACCTTCGGGACATGTTCAATGTCAAACAAGCTCACATGCAAGAGATCAAACGCCTACAGAAACAGACTCAACGCCTTGAGTGGGTCATCTCCGCGTGTGTCGGCGCATCAATCGCACTCATATTCGTTATTGTTCACATGATGGTCACTGGGCCTGAGTGGACTTGGTAGAAAACTCTTGACGAACCACCGTTTAAATGTTATATTATACTCATGAACAGTAGCAAGTTAGAGAATCAAGTCAGAGGTTGGATCGCCTTAACCGTTTTTATTACAGTCGTAGCGGGGATGGTGGGGTAACCCACCCCCCAGATTTTGGAAATTTTTTAATAGGCTAAATAGAGCACCGTGGGGGGTGGGGTCTTTCTCAGTCTCCCCGAGACCAATCCGTTCGTTTGCATTTCCTTGGATAGTCTCTCCAATGAATCTTAACTCTGCTTTTCTCAAGCTCCTTCTCTCGTTCCTCTGTTATGATCTTGTACACGATGAAAGCAAGTCCAGATAGTGAGCCTATGCAGACGGAAAGGGTAAAAAACTCTAAAAAACCTATGTCCATGAATAATATTACACCTAAAGGTAAAAAAATCCGCCGCGAGGATATTTTTTAAAATTTTTATTTGCATTTCTTTTACCGCGCATAGCAAAGAAGGCATTTCGTACTTGGTATTTCTGCGTGTAAATAAGAGTAAGGTGAAAGAAAAAGATAGTTCTAAACGGAAAAAAGCCGTAAGGACTCCAGAAACCCGCTCTACCAGAAAAACGAAACAACAGGATATTGCTAAGGAATTAGAAGAATCTTTATGCGACCCATTCAAAGTCGCCAACCCCATAAAAAAACTAATCAAAATTAAGCAATTTCCTTGGACCGAGCGACAAAAGGAGTTTTTTCGGGTCGCGTTACATCCCAGTACAAACGTTGTTTTTGTAAATGGTCCAGCAGGATCAGCTAAAACCCTGCTATCTGTTTACTGTGCCCTTCAACTGTTGAACATGAAAGCTATAGAAGATATTATGTATCTTCGTTCAGCCGTAGAAAGCAGCGCACACAGCTTGGGTTTCTTGCCGGGTAGTGCAGAAGATAAGCTTCGATTCTATAATTTACCGTTCTTAGACAAACTGGATGAGCTTCTAATAAATACTCGGGCGGAAAAATTGGAAGAAGAAAAACGTATAAGCATGTTTCCTGTAAATTTTGCAAGAGGTATGAACTGGACGGGCAAATGCGTTATTTTAGATGAAGCACAGAACTCAACAGTAAAAGAAATTACTACCGTGCTAACTAGACTTGGTAAAGGTTGTAAATGTTTCGTCTTGGCAGACCCAATGCAGACAGACCTTAAATCACAGCACCTCGTAGGAGGCTTTGAGTCGCTCTCTGAGGCGTTTAACGACGAAGAGAGTCTACAGATGGGGGTCTACAGTTTTTCGTTCACAGAGGACGATATTATGCGATCTGAGTTAGTCAAATTCTTAATCAAAAAGATAAGCGACATTGAATAAAATGGAAAACGCAGAATACATCGGCGGTAAATGGAGAATTACTCCTAAAGCAAGGGAGAGTCGTGAATTCGAATACAAAGATGGAGACTGGTATCCCAAAAAAAAGAAAAAACAAGCTCAACAAACATTATTTGAATCTAAACCCAGAAAGAAAAAAACCATGTGTGGATCATTTCCTTTACAATCAATCAAAAATATTCTTGCAACAGCTGGTATGTACATTTTTTCCAGCGTCCTTGGGGTTAGTCTAGCGTTTAATATTTTTCTTTATATGCAAATGAGGAACGTGGAACAACAAAACTTGCAACTTATAGAAGTTATAAACAAAGAAATTAATGAATAGTATGGATATTGAAACTATTGTAGCTTTGTTTCTTATCGCTTCCCCTCTTATCATGTTAATAGGGATATCGATATGGGCAGATAAATGGCGTAATAAAAAATAATTTTTTAGCACAAGGGATGCTAAAGGGTGGAGACAAAAATAGGGTGGCTCCTTTCGGGGCCACCCTTTTTTAGGGAGGTATGGAACAACTAAGAACTAACATCAACAGCTTGCATGTCTAGCACTCTGTCGTCACGAAAAGAACGAATGCCTTTACCGTAACTGTACGCTACAAATCCGATTTTTTCTCCATCTTTTTTCATGGAATCAAAGGGCGCACTAATGTTGTAGTCCTTTACCTTACCTTTAGCAGTCTGGTACTTCAATTTATATTGTATGTCACTTTGGTCTCTCATATTACAAAACAGTATACATCGATTGTGCTCTTAAGTCAAGGTTTTTAGTCTACTTTTTCGACATCGGCAAACTCCAAAAAGCCTTCTTCTTTTAAGTATAGCGAAATATGCGAAGCAGCCGACATATCAAATGAATTATCGTCATTCCTATTCGGGAATATTAATTCTTTGTTGAAATAATCGATGATTACGTCCTCTCCGTGGACCGTTATTGGTAGGAACATTTTGTCTGTTTTTTTCATCCTACAAATACAATAGCAGAAACCTGCCCAAAAGTCAAGCCTCTTCGTCGAAAAACTTCATAATCATGGATTTTCTAAAAGACTCTATATCAAAGACGGTTAAATTTTGCCCCCTTAAGAATGAAATGTATTCCATGCCGTCATCACTAAAGAAGGGTTTTAACTCCGTTAGTATTTCTTTATTTAATTGAGAAGAGGAAACGAAATCGATAGAGTAAGTATTTGGCTCTGGGTGCGGCGGTAAAAAAAGGTTTTCTCGATATTTTTCTATGATTTCTTCCCTTCCAGAACAGCGATGCTTATTAAACATCACGATTATTTTATCAGTCTCATAAAGTATCCCCTGATACCTTAAGAATACATCAAAAAAGTAACTTTTGGTAACTGGTGAACCGTACCTCATGATGTATGGACTATTAGGGTTATGTTTCACAAGCATGTCTTGGCATCTTTGAAAAAAATCAAGCCTCTCCTCTCTGTCCAAGTCATTAAATAGTTTTATGTTTGGCATTTTTTATTTTAAATTTAATTTATCTTTTGCGAAGTCTATATTCTTATTTAATCGCTCCATTTGGTCTTTTGGAAATTTTGGGTTTTCTAAAAGTTGCATACAAGCATCGTAAGATTCTTGATAATGTTCAGCCCAGTAAGCGGCGATGGCAAATTCGTCTAGCATTGAGTAGTCATAAGCCCACATTTCCGCGAAAAGGAACTCTTCTTTGAATTTTTTTGTAATTCCTTCTTTTCCCAAGATATAAGCTAATTGGTTTCTGCCATGCGTTCTACAATATTTCACGACAGCATGGAGTGCCTCACATCTATCAGGACTGCATTCTTGAGCTTTAAGGTAGGTAGATATAATGGAATCTTCTGAATGTTTTAATTTTTCCTGACATTGACCAGCTTTATAGTAGGCCATGTACCTTTCTTCGTCCCAGAACCCCAACTCTCCTCGCTTCAAATAGTAAACTAAGGCAGGAGCAGGTCTTTCAGAATCCCTGTAGTTTTGTGCTAGGTAGAAGGTGTACCTAGAAATTAAAAAATCATCCTTTTCTGTTTTTAAGGCGTCTTCTAAAAGCTTTGCATCCTTTTGGTATTTTTGAAGGTCGTTATTCCGACTACTGTCCTGAATAGGGACATTCCAAAATTCAGTCTCATGATTAACGTCTTGAAAGGAGCATCCATCTGGAACTTCCAGATATTCATGAACGGGAGCCTTATACAAGAAAGGCTTCGAGTTGCTGGTGAAAGTCGGGCGGTAATAAAATGCATCTTTAGTTTTTGTTGGTATTAAGTAGTAATCTTTATTAAGGGAGCACTTAAAAGTTGTAGCATCAAAATTTTGATTATATTTCAATATTTCATCTGCATCTATCATCAATGAATAGTCGCAGCCTATTTGCCGCGCATGTTCCAGCGCAGAGCTTCTGTTATGCGCGAAGTTTTTCCATTGTTCTTTTACGACTTTACCGCCGATTCCCTCCTTCTCCATCCAGTCTTGAATAACTTTAATGGTATTATCACTACTACCAGTATCAACAATAAGGACTTTATCTATAAGGGGTTTAACACTATTAAGACAACGCTCAATAATATGAGCTTCATCTTTAACAATCATACATAAATTAATGCTTTTCTGTTGCATCTTTAATATTTTGGATAATCCTTATCCAGTAGTTCTACCATAGCGTCGTAAACCATATCAACTGTTATGTTGGCCATACACTCGTGCTCCGCTTTTTCATAAGTCTGGTTCGGGGGGTGCGGGCATATACCTTTAGATTGCTCAGATATCCAAGGGTTTTCCCTGAAACAGGGGCGACACTGCATCTCAAGGGAAATATTTGTGTTATGAGGATAGCCTGAGGCATCATGCTGCGTTGCTCCGAAAAGTATAACACAATTTTTCTTCCCTATTCCTTGCCATAAAATATTAGAAGTATGCATATATACCGAATCTAACCCTACGTGAACTTGGCTCCAGCACTGCGCCGCTACATTATCCTTAAAAGAATCCCCAAGGAAGCTGCCGTCAATATTTACCAATGGTGGATCGTCAGGTCCACCAATTTGATAAATTCCTATTTCGGGTCTTTCGATTCTTATTTTCTCAATTAAATCCTGAAACCCCCACCATTCCCTGTAAATAGACCAACCAGTCTTATTCTGAATCGTAATGTAGGGCGTCTTATCTACTTTGTTGATTGGGAAGTATGGATGTTTAAGTACCAACTCATCAAAGGTTATTTCTACGCCTAACTCATCCGCAAACAAGTGAATTAGGTGCTTCCTTATTCTAGCATTGGGGTAGCCTTCGTTAACAGGGTAACCGATACTGGTTACAACCTGATCGTAATCTTCCCTTCTTAACAGGGAGGGGTCTCCTATACTGTCAACCAGTTCATGCTCTGAAAGAAATTCCCCTATAATGCTTGACGTTGTTTTATGACAAAATAAATGAATCTCGTCATATTTCTCCCTTAATTGCCGAGAGGAGTTCATTATCATAAACACGTCCCCAAGAGCACCCGGTCTATGGATGGCCACCTTTCTCATTTTTTCAATTTTGCATTCTTCCTTTTTTTAGCCCTCACGTACCTGTCTATGTACTTCATTGTTGCGTAAGCTTCGTTGTTTATTTTTTGGGCTGCATCACAGATTTTCTTATTGTCATGTTTGCAGTATTTAAAGCTTATGTCCAAAATACTATCCAAATCCCCAAGGATTATAGCCCTCTCTTTCTTTTTCATGAAAATCTAAAAAAAGTTACCTTTTTGTCCAAAAAAATGTATAATAATTAATACTATGAAAAAATATTGCCCCAGTTGCGGTAAGCAAAATCCTGTCAGTGCTAAGTTTTGTTGCCACTGTGGAGATAGTATGACTTTGACTGCAAAAGTCAAACAAAAACGCAACCCGCTCAAAGCAACCCCACCAGAAGAAATGGACGATTACGAAGATGATGAGGATGAAAATACTCAAATAACAGCTACTCAACTAGATGTTGAAATCCTTCCGACCTTTCAGGGAAAAGAGACTATTGGAGGGATAATGCAAGCAAGCGAACAAACTGGACCAGTCACATCTGACGGATACAAAAAAGGAGGTGGTCCTAAAATAAACGAAGAAAAATTTTTAGAAGATTTCCGTAGAGAAGCTGGCCCCCTAAGAGGGGACACAAGCGTTGGCCAATAAGAAAAAAATAACATTCGAATCATGTATCGATGTCATAGATACGGAAATTTCCAAAAGAAGGGGGAAATGGAATTTAACGTCTTTATCTTGGATTGACTTTGAGGATGTTGCTCAGATAATCCGAATTCACATATTTGAAAAGTGGAACCAGTACGACCAATCAAAGCCCATGCGCCCGTGGCTCAATAGGGTCATATCGAATCAACTTAAAAATATAATCCGAAACAACTACACAAACTATACTCGCCCTTGCCTAAGGTGTGCAGCAGCCGAGGGAGACGACGGGTGTCGGATTTATACTACCCAATGTAACGAGTGCCCGCTGTACGCTCATTGGGAAAAAAGAAAACTTAATGCCTACAATCTCAAGATGCCCCTTTCTTTGGAAAATCATCAGCAAGAAGTAAATTCTATGCCCTGCGACTACATAGACTTCGAAGAAAAGGTAAAACAACTAAACGAAAAAGTAAAGACAGTCCTTAAGCCAACGGAGTTATTAGTTTACGAGTCCCTGTTTATACTAAAAGAAAACGAACTTACAGTTGCCAAAAAATTAGGCTTTAAAACTACAGAGAAAAAACGAAGCCCCGGATATAAACAAATACAAAACATAAAAAAACAAATAATCAAAAAAGTTAAGAGTCTTATTGATAGGGGCGATATTGAGTTTTTTTAACATGGAGCAACCAACCGAAAATTTTGAATATAATGGGGCAATTTTGTCCCCGGAGCAGCAAGTTCTAATTCTAGACGAATGGAACAAAAGAAGCGCAGACCACCCTGATGGCCCCCCGTCACTAAACGAGCTAATTAAGATAGCTTTTCCAGATACCGAAAATGCAGATGGCAGGACCAAAGAGGGGAGAATAGTTAAACATTTTCTTGCTTCCAGAGACATGACGGCAAGGAGTCTTCATGATTACGTCCCCAAGGAAAAGATAGAACTCACCGAAGAGCACAAGGAATACATAGCTAACAACGCTAATCTAATGAGGGGGTACGAAATCGCTCGTGTCATCTTTCAAGACGTGTCCCTTTCTCACGTAAGTCAAGAAGCTAGGACTGTAAACGAGTACATCAGAACTTTAGACTTAAGTGTTTCCTCTTTCAATGAGGAGGCTGAAGTTGCAGAGAACGAATACAAGCCGCCCAAAACCTTCACCCAAACCCTCAATAAAGTAAATAGGTTCGTGTTGGATGGAATCAATAAAGAGAAAATAACAGCCAAACAAAAAAAGGATATTTCCTCTCTTATTGGCTACCTGCACACCTTTAGATTCCTCCATCAAATCAACAGTTACGATAACAATACTAGCCGAGAATTATTTGAAAGTTCTTTCATTCGTTATACTTATGACAAAAATGATCTCACACAAGAAGAGGTTGACCAATACATCCTGCTTTCTGCCGAAGTAGTTATCGCATCGAATATTCAACATAGGGTTGAGCATTTGCAACAGTTACTTGATAACACCGCCAACAACACTGAAGGGACTCGTATTTCAATGTCCTTGGTCGAAGCTATCAATACAGCCCAGAATGAATATAACCAATGCGTCAATAGGCAGCACAAGTTACTTGGAGATTTGAAACAAAAACGTAGCGATAGGTTAAGTAAAAAAATCGACAACAATGCAAGCATTCTTAACTTGGTGGAAGCTTGGAAGGATGAAGAAACCAGAAAGCAGATGATCGAATTAGCTAATAGGCAAAAAAGCTCACTGGAAAGCGAAGTTCAAAAGCTTGCAGATATGGATGACCTCAAGTGTCGTATTTTGGGTATTAGCAAGGACGAAGCCTTAAATGGATAGAGCTATTTGTCAAATTTGTGAAAAAGAATTCAAAGATTACGGCGGCCTTCATAAGCACTTGAAAGCTCACGATCTTAGGGTGGCTGAATACTACCAGCAGGAACACCCCCGTTACGACCTCTACAATGGAAACCTTATAAAATTCAAAAATAAGGACCAATATTTTTCTACCGATTTCAACTCTCGCACCAATCTAAAAATGTGGCTTAAAAGCGTCCCTGAGGACGAAGCAAAGGCGTACTGTATAAAGACCCTAAAAGCCAGAAAAGCCGCTAAGAACCTCGTTTACGCTCCAACACAGGTCGAATTGAGGACGCTTATGTTTCCACCTATTCATTATTACAATATGATATTCGACGATTATTATAAAGTATGCGAAAAAATAGGTTTAAAAAACAAACATCAAACTTTTAACGAATTAATAACAGGGGCAGCTTACAGCAAAGATAAATACAAAATATACGTAGACACAAGAGAACAACTCCCTCTGGAATTTGATTGGCCCACAGAACCAAAGGCTTTAAAGGCTGGGGACTACGCTTTAAGCGATCCTAAAGTTACCTGTAATTGCCATGTGGAAAGAAAGTCTTTATCTGATTTTATATCGACACTAAGTGTTAAAAATTATGACAGGTTCGAAAGGGAAATTCAGCGAGCCGAAGACGGGGGCATTTACCTAATTATACTTGTAGAGGATACCCTTAACAACGCTTTATCTTTTAAGTACCTACCTTATATCTCCAAAAAAATTCGTGTTACCCCCGAGTTTATTTTCCGTAACGTGAGAATACTAACCCAAAAGTATCCTCATATCCAATTTTTGTTTGTAAAAGACAGGGAGGAGTCCTCTCGAATCATTAAAAAAATATTTTTCTCAGGTTGTATATATAATAAAATCGATCTCCAACTAGCATACGATATAAAGAAGCTTTGACATGTGGTACTGCCCTCCAAAATACGAAAAACATATTCCTAATCCAAACGAGGAATTTTTGAGGCTAAAGGGAGCCCTGGACGATAAGGAGGCTCAGATTTCTTTAGCTAAG